GGCTAAAGGTAAAATTTTTCAATACAGTTTATCAGCTACTTGGGGAACTGGTTCAGTTGTCCTTGAAAAAAAAGTTGGTGCAAACGGCTGGAAGGCTGTTAGTGATGTTCATACTGCGAATAGATCTTTAGCTCCAATTGATAATCTTGGAGAAGGCGAATACAGATTGCGGTGTGTCAGCTATCAAAACACAATCACCTATGTTCTTGGTGATGCGGTATCTAGCTTTTACACTCGTTTCTTACCAGGTCAAACTGGTAAAGCTGGAACAACTGCTGGTTGGGTTCCAGGAGCAGGAAATAACATTTCTCTCGCAACTCTTCCTGCTGGCGTTACTGCTGGAACCTTGGTTATCCCGGTTATAGGATTAAAAGTTGGCGATATTATCAGCGGATTTTATGCCGTTGGTCAAGTCGAATCTGCTGGTAACACAGCCTCGATTACAGTCGAGTTAAGAAAAATGACCGCTGCCGCAGCCGATGTTTCTGATGCAAGCGTTGGAACAACTGGCGCAGTTTCATTTACTGCTGATGCCATTATGAGTTCTGCTAATGTGGCACAAACTTTATCTGCACCTGAGACTGTTGGCGATGATGGGTCATACTATTTCTTAGTATCTGGAACTACTGCCGCTCTTACAGACATCGCTTTACAGGGCATTGGAATTAAAATAACTAAAGCATAATGGAAAACGAAAAAACAAATATTAAAGACAGCATCCTTCCAGCCAAACAGGCGAAGAAGGACGCTGATCGCAACAAAAAAGTCGAAGAGGCTTATAAAAAAATTCTTGCAACTGAGGAAGGAAAGACTGTATTATGGGATTTGCTTTCTTATGCGGAAATTTACGGTGATGCTTTTACTGGTAATAGCAGCACTTTTTATAAACTAGGCACGCAGCGAGTAGGAAAAAGAATCATTGAGAGAATCAATGCCTCAGATCCGAAAGCGTATGCCAAATTACTATTAGAATATAATGACAACTGAAGCTCAAAATAACACTGATGTTGCGGCTGCTGATTCTAACAAACAAGTCGGGTCAGAAAGCCAAAGCGATAGTTCCCAAACTAACGCACAACCGGAGTCTAAAACTACTCCTGAATCTAACTTAGAGGTAAAGTCAAACGAAGAAAAAAAGGGAGACGAATCTGATAAGCCTAAAACCGAAGTAAAGCCTGAGGACAAAAAACCTGAGGACGAAAAAGAGGTAAAGGACGATAAGGATGAAGAAGATGAGGTTGATCGTGACTATAGCAAGCTGACTTTTAAAGATCCTGAAAATATTGACCAAGATCTTTTGAAAGAAGCAACCGAGGTTTTTGGAGAATCAAAACTTTCTGTTGAACAGGCTCAAAAGCTAATTCAATTGCAAGAAAAATTCCTTGAAAAAACTCACGCTAGATACTACGAACAGGTTGATGGCTGGATCAAAGAAGGGAAAAAGGATCCTGAATTTGGAGGTAAAGATTACGAAAAGAATATGGCAGCCGTTAATAAGGCTTTCACGACTTACGGATCTGAGTCTCTAGGTAAATTCTTGGATGACTATCGTTTCGGCGATCATCCTGAGGTAATTAGAATGTTCTATCGTATAGGGCAAACGCTTACAGAGGATTCTAAGGCTGGGGCAGGAATTGGAAAAAAACCATCTTCGGATGGAAAAACTTTGGCTGAGAGGATGTATCCTAACAGTCCGAGTAGTGGTCAATTTTAACAACTTTATTAAGGAAAAAATATGTCAACTTTAGCACAAACTAAACTAACTTACAGGGACATTGCAAGCCGTGTAGATCCTACTGGGTCAGTTGCCGACATCGTGGAGTTGTTGGCTCAGGTAAATCCATATTCTTGAGGACGCAGTTGTCCTTGAATCGAATATGGATTCTGCTCACAAAACTACCATTAGAACCGGCATCCCTTCTCCAACTTGGAGAAAATTTAACCAAGGTGTTGCTCAAAGCAAGTCAGTGACTCAACAAGTCGTTGACTCTATGGGTATGCTTGAAGATTTTGCTGTGATCGACAAAGATCTAGCTGATCTTGGTGGAAACACCGCTCAACAAAGACTTGTTGAAGCCGCAGCTCACATCGAAGGTATGTCTCAAAAAATGGCAGAAACTTTCATTTATGGTAACGGCGTTACTGAAAAAGAAGCGTTTACTGGTATTGCTGCGAGATTCAATACTCTTTCTACCGACAAAACAAAATCTGGTTCTCAGATTATTGATGCTGGTGGAAGTGGTGTTGACAATAGCTCAATTTACATCGCTTGTTGGGATCCAACAGTTGCTCACTTGATTTACCCTAAAGGTAAAAAAGGTGGTCTTCAAAGAATTGATGACGGCGTTGTTGACGAAAGAGACGGCGATGGCAATGTTTACAAGGCTTACAGAGATCACTTTAAATGGGATCTTGGTTTTGTCTTGAGAGACTGGAGACAATTTGTTCGTGTTGCGAACATTGATGTTTCTGATCTTGCAACCGCTGGTGCTTCTGGCTACTCTGGTCCAGACTTGGTTAATCTTTTAATCAAAGCTGTGAACAAGTTAAAGTTCCGCAACAAAGGTAAAATTGTTATCTATTGCAATAGAACTGTTCACACAGCTCTTGAGCTTATTGCTGCGAATAAAACTAACACTCACTTTACTTCTAAAGAAATTGGTGGCGTGGATGTTCTTTCGTTCAGAGGCTACCCTATCCGCTTATGTGATGCTATCACAGACGCAGAAGATAGAGTTGTTTAATTATTATAACCTTTAATTGGAGAAAACTATGTTTACAGACGCACAATTAGAATTATCTAATGCTCAAGCGATTACATCGTCAGCGAAGTCAACCAACGAAATCAATATGGGAATTGCTAAATGGGGTAAAGGAACCCCAATGGCAGCCGTATTTACAGTTGATGAGGCTTTCGTTGCAAGTGGATCTGGTACTATGACCCTTGAGTTACATACCAAATCAACTACTAACCCTAGCTCTGGTGGAACCAAAATCTATGATTCTGGTCCTATTGGTAAAGCAACTTTGGTTGCTGGCTATCGCAAAGTTGTTCCTTTGAGTCCAGATATTGATGGTAAGTTTGTTGAGGCTTACCATACTGTAGCAACTGGTCCAATGACTGCCGGAAAAATTTCGACTGTTATTGTTCCTTTGGAATCAGTTCAAACTAACGAACAAAATCAATAGTAACTTTTAAATAAAATCAAATATGGCACTTAAAAAATATTTCGTCACGAAAGATATTTACCACAAAGGTAAACTAATCAAATCTGGCTCCATTGTAGCGTCCGAAACTAATCACAAATATTTCGAGCCTTACTCAAAAGAGGAGTTCAGCAATGAAAAAGAACCTGCGACAATCGTCCTAAAGGATGAGGAAGGTAAAGCGGCTTTACAATACGATGAAAATGGTATTGTAATTAAACCGGGCGAAAAAAAACCCGTGGCTCCAAAACCAACTAAGCCAGAAAATTCGGCTCCGAAAGCACAGCAACCAGCAGCAAAGGGTAAAACCAAAGCTGCCGCTGCTGCCGCAGAGGAAGACGAAGATGCTTCTGACGAAGAAGGCAAAGGTAATACTGATGAAAGCGAAGACGCTTTCTAAACCCCTAACTGTGTAAGGCTATGACTTCCGAAGTTGATATTTGCAATCTAGCTTTAACAGAGTCTTTCTGTTCTGAGATCCAGTCTTTGACTGCTCAGAGCAGGGAGGCTGAGGTCTGCAACAGATTTTATGCTCAATGCAGAGACTTACTGTTAAGCGGATATAACTGGAAATTTAATCAAGTGAGAAGATCTTTATCAGTATCTTCCGAAACCCCACCTAATGACTGGGGCTACGCTTACGAGGTTCCCACGAATTGTTTGTATGCCGTAAAAATTTTCCAAAGCAACCGCAATCCAGTAAAAGAAATTCCATTTACCATCGAATCAAAATTGAATGTCGATGAAAAAATTCTATACACCGATGAGCCTGATGCCATCCTGATTTACCGAAAAAAAATTACTGTAACCAATATGTTTAGCCCAATGTTCATCGAGGCTTTTGCCAATTTACTTGGAGCCAAAGTTGCAATGGGATTGAAACAAGATATTAACCTAGCGAATATCCGTATGACAAGTTTTTGGCAAGCAGTTTCCAGAGGAACTATACTGGATTCAGCGGCAAGAGATGAAGACGCTCAACCAGATACAGAACTTGTAACATCGAGGTTGTAGTATGCCAATAGCTTATAAAGGACAAGGATATTTTAATGGAGGAGAAATTACTCCAGAGATGGGAGAAAGACCCGACCTACAGCGTTACAACTCGTCAGTAAAAACGATGAAGAATTTTATTTGTAGAGTTTTTGGCGGCGCAGCAAACAGACCCGGAACCGAATTTATCGGCAGGGTTCTTGACGACACAAAAGAATATCGCTGCATCCCATTTAAATTTAGCACCACGCAAACTTACTGCCTCGTTTTTGGCGATAAAAATATGGTTGTGGTTAAGGATGGTGGTTTAGTCCTAAATGCAAATAAGAACATCGTCAGCGTTACGAAAGCTAATCCTGCGGTGGTAGAAATTACTTCTCATGGATATTCAAATGGAGATTTTTGGTATTGCAATGATGGCGGGCAAATGACTCAGCTTGAAGGAAAGTTTTACAAAATCAAAAACAAAACCACTCACACT